CCGCCTCCACCTCAGTCAGTGCCTTCAAATCAATCCCTTCAGGAACTCCCGCGAACTTCTTATCCTTCAAATCCTTCTTAAACATATAGATTCCATACTGACTCTTACGAAACTCAAATGGTCCAAGCACATGAAGTGTCGCACCTGCCTTTTCCCGAATCTTTGCCTCAATCTCTTCAAAGGTCTCAGTTCCAGTAATTGACACCTTTGTATCTCCACACACGACATAGATTCCAAAAGGACCCTTCTTCTTTTCAACCCTCTTTCCATCAATAGTTCCTACCAAGTCGCCACCCATTTCAACCTTCTTCTTCTCCACAAATGCGCGAACAATCTCTTCAGTGATGTCATCCCATTTCACTCCCTCTGGCCAGCCATAGAACTTCGTATTCTCCTTATCATCCTTATCTTCAAGCAGAATCAACGGACCCTTCTTGGATTGAACTGCCTTAAGCCCATTTCCATACTCCTTCTGACGTGCCGATGAAATAACTGCACCCGAAGTATTCTTAAGAGTCTCATAGCGTTCCTTATAGGACGCCCATGTATCACGAAGCACCTTTTTCCACTCTTCATGACCCTCCGCAATCTTATCAAGTCGTGACTCCATGAGTGCTGTAAAGCCATAGTCAAATAGGTCATTAAACTTCTCCACACAAAAGCCCATTACCCGTTCGCCAAGAGGTGTAGGTCCAAGCTTATCCTTCTCAGCACCGACACTCTGTTCAAATGTCTCCCTTGTTGCCGGCCACTGATTAGGTACTAGATTGTAGCGAACACGTTGAACCTTCTGTGCTGGCTTATTCACTTTTTCAACATAGAGCTTATCCTGAATCGATGCGAGAAGAGCAGCAAATGTGCTCGGACGACCAATACCTTTCTTCTCAAGCTCACGTACAAGTGTTGCCTCAGTAAATCGTCCTGCAGCCTTTGTCTCGTGCGGATACGCTTCAAGTGTAGACCACTTCAGCTTCGCTCCTTCCTGGATTTCACTCACTCGTTTCCAGAGAGCTGCTTCAGCATCTGCGACCTCCTCCTCATTATCAAGGTTCGCAACTGTTCCTAGACGCCGCCATCCTTGAAAGCTAGTCCGTTTTAAGGACGTAGTCCAATCAAACTCGCATGGATCTCCTGTCGCACGAAAGACAAGCTTCCGTGTCTCTCCACGACAAGTTGCCATTGTACTCTGTACTGCGCGATTCCAAATGAGTTTATAGATACGAAGGTCAACTGCCGACCAATCCTCATTTACAGGTAGTTCAGTGACTTCAAAGTGTGTAGGACGAATCGCTTCGTGTGCCTCTTGTGCCTTTGGCTTCTCGACCACCTCCACCTCAGCCACCTTAGCCTTAGCCTTCTTAGCCTTCGTGGCAGGCGCAGTAGGCTCCGCTGTTCCGAGATACTCAATACCAAAGTTCTTCTGTACCCACCCCTTCGCTGCAGTAACTGCTTCTTCAGAAAGAACCGCCATATCTGTTCTCATATAGGTGATATGTCCTGCTTCATAGAGACGCTGAGCGGTCTGCATCGTCCGCTTTGGATTTGAACCATAGAGTGCGGATGCTTCCTGCTGAAGTGTACTTGTAATCAGTGGCTTAGGAGGAGCCTCCGTCCATGGACGAGTATCCGCCTTATTTACAATCCCTTCGGTGACATCATGAAGATTCTCCAAATAGTTCTGTGCCGACTCTTCATCTTCTAGATCCTCGCTCATTTGAGCTGCGAGAGCTGACCACTGACCCTTAATACGCCAGGATGAGGAAACCTTAAAGTTAGTAATATCATTTTCCCTTTCTACAACAAGTCGCAAGGCGGGAGTCTGACACCGACCTGCACTCAAGGCATGTGCGATATGTTTCCAGAGCAGCGGACTAATTGTGTAACCAATCATCATATCAAGCACTGCTCTCGCCTGTTGTGCATACACACGATTCATGTCGAGTGTCCGCGGCTTCGCAACCGCATCCTTTACAGCCTTCTCAGTAATCTCATGAAAGACCGCGCGAGCAGTTGTTGTGACAGGCAATTTAAGTAGAAGTGCTACTGAATACGCAATTGCTTCTCCTTCACGGTCATCATCCGCAGCAAGATAGACCTTTGTGACACCCTGTGCGGCTTCCTTCAACTGTGCAATCGCCTTTGCCTTATCCTTCATAAATTGAAAACGAGGCTCAAAATCATTTTCTAGACCTACAGCTGTCAAGTCCTCTTCAAGCGCGCGAATATGACCCATAGATGCAACAACTTTCCATCCAGGTCCCAAGAATCCTTGGATTTTCTGACACTTAGCAGGTGATTCAACGATGACGAGATTCATGTTCTTTACCTATTAGACAGTGGAATATACTAACCAAATTTATACCCTCGCATCTTAGTTCAAAATTTGAATAGAAACTCATAGGGTAGGTAGGTATACGTTTATCATGAATAAAAATCCATTTGCCCTACTTTTCAATGATGAAGAGGACATGCTTATTCCCAAGGAGCCTGTTCCCAAGGAGCCTGTTCCTAAAGAGTCTATAGTCTATCGACCTACAACTCCGCCATTTTATGATGGTCCTCCCGCCATTCAGAAGACACTTCCAAAGATCTCTATTAAGAATACGCGCCCCTATTCATTTTACGATGCGGGTGCTCCAAAGCCGATTCATCCTACAATCTATGCCATTGTCGATGAGCCTGTTGATAAGGCACCACCTTCATCTCCAGTTGCTACGCATCAGCATGAATCGCCTCTGATTACGCTCGCTGACCGTCTGCGTAGTACCCTTCAGAAAGAAGAGTTGAAACGTACAACTCATCAGTTTGAATCACCTAGGACATTTGAGATGAATACTGTAATTCCCGCACAGCGTTTTAATCGACTTGCACCCCTTCGTGATTTTCGGACACTCGAGCACTTAAATCCAGTCGCCAAACAGTAAATAATGACGCGCCACGATTCTTCTGAATCCGTTGAAATTCCTGAAGATGAAACGGCACCTTTTCAAGCAATTCAATCTCGCCGAGTGTGTTGTGATTGTTCAGAGAGTAATGAAATTATTTTACAACATTTTGTAAAACATAAGAGAGTGTATTACAGAGCTCTTAATGTTTTTGGCATTACAACCGTTGTTCTTTTTTTCATGGTCGCTATACTTCTCTTCATTTATCTGGTTATATATGCCTATCAAAAAGAATCAGACAGGGATAGTGGTCACGGGGTCATTTGACATGGCCTCCTTAACCTGTTCAGCGGTAGGGTTCGCAGTAACACCATATTTCGCCTTAATTGCCGTAGCCACGCGCATCTTTGCTTGTCCCAGATTGACAAGCGACCATTTCGGATACTCCTTTTTGAGAAGTTCAAACACTTTATCAATAAGAGTCTTCCATGCATCAACCGGTACAAGCGGTGCAGCCGTCCATACTTCTCCATCCATTAAATCAAAAAAATCGGATACACGATCCTTTTCTATCTTAAAAAAGTCCTTTACAGGATTCACACGCTCACTGTATTTTTCAAGGAGCTTATGAACCGTCTTCTCTTTTTCATTCGGAGCGACAACAAGTTTCGCAAACTCAACAACAAAAGGAAGGGGAACGGAGCCGTTAGAGAGTTCTTCCGCCTTTTCTACAGGATTCTTCAAAGTAAATCCAACTTTTACAAAGTCGGGGAATGCGGAGTTAGTCATACAATACAGATAGCCAGATTCAGTGGACATTGTTCTCTTCTGAACCATTGTTTAAAACGGCAGACATTTCCTCCGCAGCATTAATCTCTGCTTGCGCGGTTAGCTCCTCCAGAAAAGCACTAATCTCGTGAATCATCTCAGCTCGATAGTACTTTCCATAGAGCCACTCGTGTAGGTAGGAGGTTTCTACAGGAATGCCAACCGTAGCGATATATGTGAAATACTCTGTAATTGCCTCAGTAATATCATCATAAAGAGCCTGAAGCTCTTCATACTGCTCAAATGTCACAGCATCCTGAGTATAGAGCTTTCCATAAAGAGTCGATGCTGTCTCCATCGTCGTATCGATGAAGTCAATCTGCTCATTCATGTAGATGTAGTTGGGTTGTGCCATGGTAGAGTTATAGTTTAAATTCACTACATATAATTTCAAATTTTTTTGTTTTCTCAAGTAAAAAAAATTTGAAAATAGATTTTCCCTATTATTTATGTAACAAAATGATTTTCCTACTCGTTGAGCTATTTTTCAGAACCGCGGTATTTACCATTACGGCGATTATGAGTGTTCTCATATGTATACTGACAGGTAGATGTATCACAGATGGATATAATGATACACACCGCCGCCGTGTGTCATTCTAAAAACTACATAAAGCATAAGTTAATTCTTAGAGATTTTTTCGTTTTCTTTGGGAAGAGATGATGAGCCCGCATATAATTTTATCTTTGGAAGAGGCTTAGTCTCTTCATATGCACATGTACCGCAATGATCTGTATTTGCCGTATCAATTTTCCAGTCATTTTTGCTCTTATCCTTAAGGCACCATCGCCCAAGAGGAGGTGGAGTTACTCCCCTAAGATGAGCAAAAAGGCGTTTAAACATTTTATAGTTATCATAACGCAATAAAATTAAATCAATTTTTTTTACCGCGGCACAGCCTTCTAAACTACGTTTAGTAGGCGAACTTAAGCGCACAGCCTTCTAAACTACGTTTAGTAGGCGAACATTAACGCAGCACGACCACCATAGATGCGAAAGATATTATATGTCTCTGCCCAAATATAAATCCAGAATCTCTCTATACTTGTTCCAGGTATACAGCCTCGAGCAGATGCCATTGTGAGTTCAAGGTCAATACGCCGAATCTTATCCAGATTCGCTTCTCCAGATGGTTGACTCGGTGGAACAAATCCATTCAATACACCAAACGGCAAATTATAATAATACCGATTGAGCCAAGGAGACTTTCGTTGATTGATACTCGGTAAAATACTACGAAACATCGCAGAAACCTCTGTGCCATAGCGTACAAGGCGACCTTCATAGATAAGAGCAAAATCACTAATTGGATCTGAATCTCTTGTACTATAACCAGGTACATAGTCGCCCGTAAAATAGGCAGCATTCAAGCCACTCGCGTCAGGCCACCAAGGTGCTACTGGACAATCTGTGCCACTCAAATCACGTGTTGCAAGAAAGGGCGCATTATAACTAGCAGCCTCATATCGTTGCGCATAAAAAAAGAGGTCACGTGTAGGGTTTGGAATTCTTAGCGGCACAGATACTTTAGCAAACCCCCTTGTATCATAGGGTTCAATCCGATAATGCTGCGGAATGGGTAGAAGAATATCCGCAAGACGGAAGCGATTGGCTTCAGGTTTATCAAGATAGATATATTCCACCATGAGATATGTATCTCCAAGTGACTGTATAAGTGGCATAGCGATTCCAGGAAGAATACTAGCGGCTTGACCATTGAATGTAAACGGACCCGCGGGATTTGCGATATAAAAGGGTGAGCCGAGAATGGGTGGATACACTTTTCCTGGTTGAACGGCGATAGTTGGAT